GTACTAAGGGTATGCCCTACCTTTTAATTAACCCTATGCTTAGAGAGGAGTACAAATGCTCATTATTTTTTTAAGTTTGTTAATATTTTTATATTTTTTTGATGGATAATCTAACACGATTGTCACATGATTTGACTTTTGTTTATTTTTGTGATATAATCTTATACATATTATAACATTAATGAAAATAATAATTAATTATATTAATAATTTATATTAATATTTATAAAACTTTATAAAGGAGGATAGTAATGATAGAATATAATAATAAAAAAGTCACACCAAAAGTGTATGCTAAACACCAAGTGTCTGATTACTTGATGGGTTTGTTTGATAGTCCAGAGGTTCATATGGATAAGGGATTTGCAAACGCTACACCACGTGAACAAGCTGAGATAATGAATCAAGTGAGTTTGTTTGAGGATCGGATACATAAGTTATTGGGTGTTAAGTTTAAAAGTATTACAAGTAGTAGTAACTTTGAAAAATCTATATAGGAGATAGAGTATGGAAATAATATTGGTAGTGGTCGGGTTTGTTTTACTGATAGCAATGACAAGTTTATACATGCATTTACTTGATGAAGATAAAGTTAAACCACATGTTCCTTCACATGTACAGCGTGGTAATTTCTGGGATGCAGAGACTAAGAAGTTTTATAAGTGGGATGAGTTAATGAAAATTAAAAATAAAAAGGAGAAAGAAAAAGATGATACATAAAATGTTTTTTACAGGAATGTGTTTTGGTTTTTGGTTGGGGTTTATGATTAGGAGCACTACACTATGACTGAGTTTTATGAAGCTGTTGAACAGCAAAGAGAGATACTTGAATTAGAAAAACAAGCTAAACAAATCATAGCTATTGACACCAGATACAAAGATGGGTTATGGTATAAACAAACAGTTGACTATGCTGATGGTCGAAGGGTTACAGAGTACAGAGACAAACGCAGAGCAACGATAGAGGAGAATAGGTATGGCGAAGACATGGACTAAGAGTACATATACTTCTGCTACACAAGGCAGGGGTAAGAAGACAAGTCAAGGTAGAGGTAACGTTGGCACCTCTACTATGAACAAGAATAAGAAAGCCAACTTAAAAAAATATAGAGGGCAAGGTAAATGAAAGAGAAAATAATAACAGTTAAACTTCAAGAAAGAAATTTAACATGGATAAAAAATAACTATCGTAAAGCTAAACAAGGTACTAATAGTTTGTTTGAGTATGGTGGGATAGATATCCAAGAGGTACATGCACTAGCAGACTTACTGTATCATCTTAATGAAGCATTTCAAATTGAGGATGAGTAAATGACAGTACAAGATTTAATAGATACTTTACAAAATATTAAAGATAAAAGTTTATTTGTTAGAGTGTTAGAGAATAAACCTTTTAGTGATGATTACAATTTAGAAAATTATTGGATAGATAGAATTGATGTAGCTAACACAGGACAAAGTGGATATGAACTACATGGTGAAGTTGTTTTAATTGGAGAAGCTTAATGAACATATTTTATTTTAATGAATGTCCAGTTGAATCAGCACTAGCACAGCCAGATAAGATGCTAGTCAAGATGCCACTGGAAACAGCACAGATGTTATGCACAGCACATAGAGAACTGGATGGTGATGAGTGGGCAGACAAGCAAGGACTTTACAAAGCTGCATACAAGAATCATCCTTGCACTATCTGGGCAAGAGAATCTAGTTCTAACTATCAATGGTTGTATCGGCACTTCATCGCCTTGTCCATTGAGTACAGTCACAGATATGGTAGATCGCATTTAAGTTTTGATAAACTATCAACACCTCTTATGCAACTACCACTTAATATAAACATTGGTGATATGACACCATTAGCACAGGCTATGCCGGAGGAATACAAACACAATGACCCAATCGTTGCGTATCGTAGATATGTAATCAATGAAAAACACTATGCCAAGTGGGAACAGAACAGAGCTAAACCTACATGGTGGACTACACAGGAGGTAGCGTAAATGAAATTTAAAATAATATTTGGAATGGTGCTGGTGGCTTCGATGGCTTCTGTCTATAGCATCGTAACAACAACAGCCGGAGGGATAACAGAAAACAAAGCAGGACTTACGAGGTTGAATAAATCTTTCCTGTCTCTAAGCGAAGAGTTCGAAACAGTAAATAAAAATGCAGACTTGATACAGTCTACACGAGAAAGCTATCGTAATTCTTTGGTTGAGTTATCAGACAGAGTATCTCTTATGGAGGAAACTAACTCAGAGATTTATAGAATCTTAAATGATTTAGATGAACGCTTAAACAAACCACCGGTTGCAACTGTGGTTATTGAAAAGTATATAGAGCCAGAACCTACAGAAGAGTTAGGAGTTAATGCTGGACTAGGTGTCCTTACAGGAACACAGGTTTTAGGACAGCCAGAGATAGTACCAGAGCCAGAGCCAGAGTTAATGACGTGTCCAAAGGTTAGATCACCTAGACCTTACGCTGATTATATTGAAAACATTACAATCAAAAGAACATTAAAGTTTAGAGTGATCTATGATTTGTTCAATGGCAATGTTGTTAATGTTCAATACGATGGTAAGATACCTAACAAAGTTAAACAAGCAACACTTAATTATGTAATGGACTTAGAGTTTGATAACCCTATTACAATTACTGGTTGCACATTACCATTCACAATTAACATTTAATTGTTGCTTTTTATAGCGACTTGTGTTATAATACAAGCTTATTAAGATGAACTACTTAGCAGAAAGAGATCAGTACAATACAGAGATACTTACTCGTGATGAGTACAGGAAGTTTGGATTGTATATGACGGAACACTATCCAAATGTAGGGCATGTGGTGGACAAACTAGATGATACTTTTATAGTACATCTTGATGATACTCCACTAACATTTTGGGAAGAGATACTCGATGCTATTAGGGATTAATACGAAGGTATATTATAAGAAGTTTTGCCCTCCTTTATTTAACTTATAATATCTACAAGTTTCCGGTCTTGTGCCACCTAAAACCGGACACTTAATACAAACCGATGGAGGAAATAATATGTATGAGTATGTAACTGGAAAGGCAATGTGGGCAAACATCACATCGCCAAACACGAGGTTTCAACCTCACAAGTATGGGCTAACAGTTTTGACTGATGCTGATACAGCTTCTAAGCTAGAAGGCTTAGGACTGAATCAAGTTAGAGATCGAGCTGGTCAGCCTAAGTATGATGAACCTGCATTTACTTTTAGCAAGAGAGCTACAAGGAATGATGGTACTGCAAATGCTGCACCTAAACTTGTTGATACAGATGGTAATGATCTGGATGTCAGCGTAGGTAATGGTTCAGAAGTTGTTGTCAAGATCAAACCTTACAAGAATGACTATGGTCAGTTCGCTGAACTCATGGCTGTAAAGGTAGAGAACTTGATAGAATATGTTGAAGGTGACACAGATAACGAGGAGTTTTAATTATGATTATTACTATTAATAATGATGATAGCAACAACTCGTATGATGTCAACAACATTAGTGACGACAAAGTAAAGCAAGAAGCTACTGTTATAGTACAGAAAGTAGGTAACTTACAAGTTATCATAGAAGCTTTAGACTTTGCAAGTCGCACACATCGGGCTAACTTAGAAGAGCTTCTCAAAGATAGAGACGAAGCTATCGTTGAAACTGAATCGGCTCGTAATGAGAAGGGTCAGTTTGTTGGAGACGACCCAGAAACTATAGAGGATGAATCTAAAGTAGCAAAAGAAAACACATAGTCTTGAGGAGGGCTAACATGAATGATACAACTTGGGATAAGTTGAAACAACCCTGTCCACTTTGCAGTAGCAGTGATGCTGTAGGAGTCAATCAAGATGGCTCGGCAAAGTGTTTCAGTTGTGGAGAATTTATGCCTAACTATGAACAAGCATGTAACGGAAACACTATGACACAATCACAACCAACACAAACCAAACAACCTGACAATGTAACTGAGGGTAGCTTCATTGCATTGACGGACAGAAAAATATCTCAAGCAACTGCACAGAAGTTTGGGGTTAAAGCTGTTCAAGATTTAAAAGGTCAGGTCATTAAACATTTCTATCCATATTATAATGGACACGAACTGTCAGCTACCAAATGCAGGAACTCTATTACTAAAGATTTCTTTGTACAAGGTAGTTACAATGATACCGGATTGTTTGGTCAACAGTTGTTTAAGGGTGGCAAGTATGTCACCATAACCGAAGGGGAGTGTGATGCTATGGCAGCTTACGAACTACTAGGTAGTAAGTGGGCTGTGGTATCCATCAAGCGTGGAGCACAAGGTGCAGTACGAGATATCAAGGAGAGCTTGGAGTTCTTTGATAACTTTGAAAACGTGATCGTTGCTTTTGATAATGATAAAGCAGGAAAGGATGCAGCAGTAAAAGTTGCAAGACTTTTCAAGCCGGGTAAGGCTAGGATACTCACACTTCCTAATGGGTTCAAAGACCCTAACGATATGCTTAAGTCTAACCGACATAAGGACTTCGTTGAATCTTGGTGGTCTGCTAAAGTGTATACACCATCCGGTGTTATCAATGTTACAGAGCAACGTGAGAAGTTTCATAATCGTGAGAAGAAACAAAGCATACCTTATCCTTATGAAGGACTCAACAAAAAGCTGTATGGCTTGAGACAAGGTGAGCTTGTAACTCTTACAGGTGGAACAGGACTTGGTAAGTCTAGTGTAACCAGAGAGATAGAGCATTGGCTTGTGAAACAAACACAGGACAACGTAGGTATCATAGCATTAGAAGAAGACTGGAGACGTACCATTGATGGTATACTTTCCATTGAAGCTAACGCTAGGTTATACATTGACCAAGAACGTGAGAAGTTTTCTAAAGAAGAACTTGATAAGATGTTTGACATCTTGTACGATGGTGAGAATAAAAACAGAGTATGGGTTCACTCACACTTTGGCACCAACGACATTGATGATATCTTTACTAAGCTTCGCTTTATGATTATTGGATGTGACTGTAAGTGGGTGGTCGTAGATCATTTACATATGTTAGTCAGTGCAGTACATGAAGGTGATGAGAGACGAGCCATTGATTCTATTATGACTAGACTTAGAAGTTTAGTTGAAGAGACTGGTGCAGGGATTATACTTGTATCACATCTCAGACGTGTCGATGGAAACAAAGGACACGAGAATGGTATTGAAGTAAGTCTCTCTCATCTACGTGGCTCTAATAGTATTGGTCAACTATCCGATTGTGTTATTGCATTAGAACGTAATCAACAATCAGACGACCCCGATGAAGCTAGGACTACAAGACTACGTGTACTTAAATCAAGATACACAGGTGATGTAGGTATGGCAGCTAGAGTTATCTATGATGCAGAAACTGGTAGACTATCTGAATTAACTAACGAAGATATAGAGTTTGATAACTCTGGGGATGAAGGCTTTTAATGGATTTAGTATTTGATATAGAAACAGATGATATTCATGCCACAAAGGTATGGTGTATTGTTGCCCAGAATCCTGACTCAGGTGAGATATTTAAGTTCCCACCTAATAAGTTAGAAGAAGGGTATCAGTTTCTTACCACAGCAGATAGGCTAATTGGTCATAACATTATTGGATTTGATATTCCAGTTGTGGAAAAGTTTGGAGGAGTAAAGCTTAGTGATAAAAAACTTATTGACACTTTAGTTTTATCCAGACTATTTAATCCAACACGTGATGGTGGTCACAGCCTTGAGACTTGGGGATACAAGTTAGGCTATCCTAAGATTGAGTTTGAAGATTATCTTAATTACTCTACTGATATGTTAAACTATTGTGTACGGGATGTACAGTTAAACACTAGAGTACTACAAGAACTTCGCAAAGAATCAAAAGGTTTTTCACCTCAGTCAATTGATATTGAACAAGGCATTGCTAAGATTATGAAACAACAAGAGCAAGATGGTTTTGCTTTTGATATGCAATCAGCATTAAGTTTGTTAGCAGAGCTTAGAGAAAAGAAACAACTGATAGAAGAAGAAGTACATGAAACGTTTAAACCTAAATGGGTAGACACAAAAGAGGTCACACCCTACATCAAGAAAGATGGCAATCTATCTAAGCGTGGTATGACTGATGAAGAATATCAACGTTGTTTAGATACCAACAACTTCAATCCTTTTATGCGACAAACTTTACAAGAGTTTAATCTTGGTTCTCGTAAACAGATTGGAGAATATCTTATAGACTTTGGTTGGAAGCCAGATAGATTTACACCTACTGGTCAACCTATTGTAGATGAAAAAACATTATCTAAGATAACCCATATCCATGAAGCAAAACTTATAGCAGATTTTTTATTACTGCAAAAGCGTATAGCTCAGATTGATTCGTGGGTAGAAGCTGTCAAGGATGATGGTAGAATACACGGTTTTGTTATTCCCAACGGTACTATCACCGGAAGAATGACACATAGAAATCCTAATGTTGCACAAGTTCCCTCTGTTCATAGTCCTTATGGTAAAGAATGTCGAGCCTGTTGGACTGTACCAGAAGGACATAAGCTTGTAGGTGTAGATGCAAGTGGATTAGAGCTACGCATGTTAGCACATTACATGGATGATAAGGAGTACATAAATGAAATTATTAATGGAGACATTCACACGACTAACAAAAACTTTGCTGGACTTAAATCAAGAGATCAGGCTAAAACTTTCATCTACGCACTCGTTTACGGAGCAGGAGATGAGAAGATTGGAAGCATCATTAAAGGAAGCAGAGCAGAAGGTAAGAAGTTGCGAGAACGCTTTCTTAGTAGTCTCCCAACATACAAGTCTCTTAAGGAACGAGTTGACAGAGCAGCTTCAAAAAATTACCTCAAAGGATTAGATGGTAGGAAGCTATACATAAGAAACAAACACTCAGCTTTGAACACACTACTTCAAGGAGCAGGTGCAATCTTAATGAAGAAAGCATTAGTCAACTTAGATAGTTTGTTAAGACTTAATACAATTGATTATAGATTTGTTGCTAACATCCACGATGAATGGCAGATAGAAGTCAAAGAATCTCAAGCAGATTTTGTTGGAGAGTTAGCAGTAAAAAGTATTATAGAAGCAGGTGAACATTTTAATCTACGCTGTCCAATGGATGGCGAATATAAAGTAGGAGGTAATTGGAGTGACACTCACTAGTGATGAATACAGAAAATATCTTCGTGATAATAGATACAGACGGATTAATAAATATAAACTTAGTAAAGGATGTATAGATTGTGGTTACAATAAACATCCAAAAGCACTTTGCTTTGACCATAAAGTAAGAGAAGATAAAACAATATTATTAGATGCTGCTAAAAGTGGAGCCAATATGAGCACTTTAGTATGTCGTATTACCCCTACTGATAAAATAAAAAATAGACAGTATATTAAAGATTTGTTTAATGAAATAAGAAAGTGTGAAGTACGTTGTCAAAACTGTCACAGTATTAAAACATGGGAAGAACGAGATTACATGCCACACGTTAGAAAAAATAAAACTATTATACAGGAGGTAGCTAATGCCAAACAAGGCGAATTTAATTTCTAAAAATAAAACAAAAACCCTTGACACATTAGTCGAAGATATATATAATAAGATAGGTGTACTTGCTGATGGTGAGCACATTGATCTAGACCCAGACAGCATTGAACAGTTTGGTGAGTCTATGAAAGAGATACTTTACAAGTGGTCTCATCCTGAACCAAGAGGTGATGCAACCTTACGTATGTCTAACATAGGTAGGAAGTCACGACAACTTTGGTTTGATATGAAGTCAGAAGGTACTCCGGAGAGGATGCCACCTTCTTTATTCATTAAGTTTTTATATGGACATTTACTTGAAGAGATAGTTATATTTCTGATCAAGCTATCTGGACATGATGTTACCGATGAACAAAAAGAAATCAAAGTATCTGGTATCAAAGGACACATGGATTGTGTTATTGATGGTGAGGTAGTAGATATCAAGACAGCTTCTGGTTATGCCTTTAAGAAGTTTAAAGATGGTACACTAGCAGAGAATGATATGTTTGGATATATGGCTCAACTTGCTGGGTATGAACAAGCACAGGGCACAGACAAAGGTGGTTTCCTTGCTCTTAATAAAGAGTCAGGTGAGTTAGCTTTGTATAGACCTGATAACTTTGACAAGCCTAATATCAAGAAGAAGATCACTGATATAAAGAAAGCTGTTAAGTTAGCAACACCACCAGAACTATGTTATAGTCCTGTTCCCGATGGTAAGTCTGGTAACATGCAGCTACCTAGAGAGTGTACTTATTGCCGACACAAGTTTGAATGCCATAAAGATTCTAACGAGGGTAAAGGTTTACGTGTATTTAAATATTCAAATGGATATAGGTACTTAACAAAGTCACCTAAAATCCCTAACGTTATAGAGGTAACAGATGCGTTCAACAAAAGCCAAACAACTTAGACGAAGAGCAGAAGACCTACTCATTGAGTGGTTAAGAACTATGGTTCCAGATGGAGAGGATACATCGAAGATTAATAGAAAGAATCTTAATGAGTTCTTGCCAGAACAGACTCACATCTTTGCTAACAACAAGTTTCTATTGAGTGCTTATAGTTTAAGGTGGTTTTACAAACAAGTAAAACGTAATCCTAATATGACACTCGGAGACTTAAATGCCTAGAAGAGTACCAAGAAAACCTAGACCTAAAAAAACTAACGTACCAAAAGGATATGATAGTACTTGGGAATATAATATACATCAAACAATTTTACAAGATTGGAAACATCACTGGGATAAGCTTGACTATGTAGTACAGCATACTTACGAGCCAGACTTTGTAAAGACTATTGATGGTAAAATAATATTACTAGAAGCAAAAGGAAGATTCTGGGATTATGCTGAATACAGTAAGTATATATGGATACGAGAATCTTTTACAGAAATGGTAGAAGATTACGAGTTAGTATTCTTATTTCAAAAACCATTTGCTCCTATGCCGGGAGCTAAGATGAGAAAGAACGGAACCAAAAGAACCCATGCTGAATGGGCTGAAACAAATAACTTCAGATGGTACAGTGAAGATACTTTACCTGATGATTGGAGAAACGATGAACTATAAATTTAATGAAGATGAATTAATACAAGAACTAAAGGCTTACATTGATGGTACATATGGTGAGCACTATGCTTCTGATAAGTACCAAGCTACTGATGTTATCATTGACTCAGGACATGGTATGGGTTTTTGTATGGGTAACATTATAAAGTATGCAAAACGTTATGGAAATAAAGATGGACATAACAGAAAAGACTTGCTAAAAATATTACATTATGGTATAATAATGCTTGATATACACGATGATAGAGATAAGTTCTTTAAAACAGGAGAGAGCAAGTGGTAGATGATAAAGTAGGTATCAAGGAATATCTTGGTATAAAGATTAATTATAGCAATGAAAAACTATTAGATAAGTTTAGCCTTGACACACTTAAGGATAGATACTTATGGGAGAATGAAACACATGCACAAGAAGCGTTTGCCAGAGCATCAGTCTTCGGAGCAACCTACAAAGGTCACACAGATTTTGAGTTGGCTCAAAGACTTTATCACTACAGTTCCTCTTGTTGGTTCATGTTTAGCACTCCTATACTTAGTAACGGGGGAACAAGTCGTGGGCTTCCTATTAGCTGTTTCCTCAATTATGTACCTGATAGCAGGGATGGTTTATCTGCTCACTATGACGAGAATATTTGGTTGGCAAGTTCGGGTGGAGGTATTGGTGGATTTTGGGGAGATATTAGGAGTAATGGTATTTCTACTACTCACGGTAGTAAGTCTACTGGTTCAATCCCTTTCATGCATGTCGTAGATTCTCAGATGTTAGCCTTTAATCAAGGCACAACAAGACGTGGTTCTTATGCTGCATACATGGACATATCTCATCCGGAGATTGAAGAGTTTATTAACATGCGTAAAGAATCTGGTGGTGATATCAACCGTAAGAATCTTAATCTTCACAATGGTATCAACATTACCAATGAGTTTCTCAAAACTGTACAAGAAGATGCAGACTTTAGATTGATTGACCCGAAGACTCACGAACCTACAAAGATTGTAAATGCTAGAGACTTATGGTGGCAGATCATCAACGCAAGAGCAGAGACAGGTGAGCCTTACATGATTAATATAGATACATGTAACGAAGCATTACCTAAAGAACAAAAAGATTTAGGATTAGAAATCAAACAGAGCAATCTATGTTCTGAGATTACTTTACCTACTAACGAAGAACGAACAGCAGTGTGTTGTTTGTCTTCCGTAAACCTAGAATACTTTGATGAGTGGAGTGAGAACCCTTTGTTCATTGATGATTTAATTACCATGCTTGACAATGTATTACAACATTACATTGATAATGCTGTCGACACCAATAACTTAGGAGAATATAATGCAAATTTTAAAAGGTTTCAAAAACATATTAAGCCGGGCAAAGAAGGGTTTCTTAAATCTGCCTACTCTGCTTACAGAGAAAGGTCGTTGGGTCTTGGTGCGATGGGATTCCATTCGTATCTCCAATCACGCAGCATTCCTTTTGAGGGTATCTTCGCTACGGGCTTTAATTACAAAGCATTTAAACACATTAAGAGACATTCAATTAGAGCAACTGAAAGACTTGCTGATGAACGTGGTGAGTCACCTGATGTCAGTGGTAGTGGTAGGCGTAATGCTCATCTACTCGCTGTTGCTCCTAATGCTTCTTCTAGTATCATATGTGGTGGGACATCTCCTTCGATTGAGCCATACAGGGCTAATGTTTATACGCACAAAACTCTCTCAGGCTCGTTCCAAGTTAAGAACAAATACCTAGAAGAAATTCTAAAGGATAAAGGATTAAAGAAAGATGAGCTTACTGCTTTATGGAAAGACATTGCAGGTAACGAGGGTTCAGTACAGCACCTTGATATTCTTACAGATGATGAAAAAGAAATATTCAAGACTGCTAATGAGATAGATCAGATATGGATTATAGAACACGCTGCTAAACGACAAGAGTTTATTTGTCAAGCACAATCAGTTAATCTTTTCTTTACTATACCTACAGCTACAGAGCCACAAGAAGTACACGATGAGTATATGCAGTATGTTAATGATGTGCATTGGTATGGGATGAACAAACTTAAATCTTTGTATTACTTTAGAACTAATGCTGCTCGTAATGCAGAAAACGTAAACACTAAAGTTCAGCGTATTAAATTAGATGATGCTGAGTGTATAGCTTGTGAGGGTTGATATGGATTGTTGGCATTGTGGAACAAGATTAATATGGGGTGGAGATCACGACATAGAAGATGAGAACGATGAATACATTATGGAAACTAATTTAAGTTGTCCTAAATGTAACTCTGCTGTAATAGTTTATTTACCAAAGGATTAATATGAAACAATCAGAATTTGACAAGGTGTTTAGTCAGAAGTTTTCTGGCTTTACAAGTAGGATGTGGTTAGATTATTGTGATGAAAATAATAATCCATTCGCAAAAACAAAAGATTACGCAGGATACGTAATTGAAAATTTAAAATATTTAGTTAAAAGATTTAACGAGGAAAACAAATGAGCTTATTAGATACAAGAAATTACTACAAACCTTTCGATCATGCATGGATGTTTGATTACTATGTATTACAAAATCAAATGCATTGGATGCCTGAGTCAGTTCCATTACATACAGATGTAAAAGATTGGCAAGAGATGGACCCTAAAGAAAAAAACTTACTAACACAAATCTTTAGATTGTTTACTCAATCAGATGTAGATGTAGGTGCAGGTTATGTTGACAGATACATGCGTATCTTTAGAAAGCCAGAAGCTAGAATGATGATGGGTTCGTTTGCTAACATGGAATCAATTCATCAACATGCCTACAGCTTATTACTAGATACAGTTGGTATGCCTGAGATAGAGTACAAAGCTTTTTCTGAGTACGAAGAGATGGCTAACAAACATGAGTATGTTCATAAAATTAAGACAACCAAGTCTGACAAGAAAAGCATTGCAAAAACTTTAGCAGTTTATTCAGCTTTTACAGAAGGACTACAGTTGTTCAGTAGCTTTGCAATCTTGTTAAACTTCCCACGCTTTGGGCGTATGAAAGGTATGGGACAGATAGTTACTTACTCTATACGGGATGAGTCTATGCACGTTGAAGCTATGACTAAATTGTTTAGAGAGTTTATCCAAGAGAACATAGATATCTGGACAGATGATTTTAAAGCAGAACTCTACGAGATTTGTAGACAGATGGTAACACTAGAAGATAAGTTCTTAGACTTAGTGTTTGATATGGGAGACCTTGAAGGTCTTACCAAGAAAGATATGTATGCTTACAATAGATACATAGCAGATAGAAGATTGTTACAGCTTGGTCTTAAAACAAACTATGACCAACGTGAGAATCCTCTAGGGTGGTTAGATGAAGTGATGGGTGTTGAACACCAGAACTTCTTTGAAGGTCGTGCTACTTCTTATATGAAAGCAGGACTAAGGGGTAGACAGGATAAGATAACCTTTGCAAACTTGGAGAGTGATAATGGTTAATAAAAGTGAAGCTAACTTAGTAAGTTTTAAAGTGCTTCTTACACGTAACAATGA